AAATCGTAGTTAGAGTTAATCAGTCGTTGAAAAGATTTATTGTCCTCGTTTTCATCAAAGAGTTCATCATAAACTTCTTCAACAAAATCTGCAGGGTAAAACTCCTCAACTTGGATGTCGTCGTAGTGATCCATCTTTAGTAATGAACGCTTACATTATAGGGACACTTTCAAGGCCCCAGTTTAATTTCACTCAAACTCAAGAACTCTATTTACCTTTCGTGCAGGTGGAGTTTGATAATCATTAAATGTTGATGTTTCTACTACACACTTGATTGGTTTAGTTTGTGCTGGAATGATGTGAGTTCTTACAGCATTAAAAATAATAAATCCGTTTGTAATGAAGATGGATAAAAACATAAAAAGACGGATAAGAGCAATCTTATCCGCTTCTTTATCATCTTTACCACTTTTTTCACCCAGCGACTTTGCTATCAGTCGCCACGCACTTTTCTTCTTTTTCATACTTTGATTTTCTTGTTCGTACATACTTCAACTCTTTCCATTGTTCCCTATAACAAATCACAAGTAATCGTTCATTTCTATGTAGAGAGCAGTGCTGATAATTTTCTTTATTTTTTGGTCTTACGGATACTTCAATAGTAATATAATCATTACATTTGAAATACACCCAACCTCTAATGTGCTTCTTCCACTTCACATAGTCATTCACTTGTGGATCTGTCATACAAAGAACGCTTCTACTCCTTGGTATTTAATAGGCATTGAAGTGTAGTCTCTTGTATCATCAAAATCAACTTCTTTACCGACCGTTGAACTATTTACAGGACTATAGAATCTACACTTTTTGTAATCGTAGAACCCCCAGATGGTTCTGGTAGGTTTGCCCATATTGTAATCAAACTTGCGGTGGCAACGCAACCAAATAGAAAAGATATTACGTTTGAACTCTTCAACTTCATAAGAATAACCTTCGGGTGCTTTGTGATTAAACTTTGGGATCAAATCAACTGAGAGTTTCATTAGCAATCATAAAACTTTTCATGAGTGAGGAGTTTAATTTGTTCTTGAAGTTGTAGGATTTCTTTTTGTTGTTCTGTGATTTTCTCCTGTAATTGTGAAATCCTACCTTGATATTGTTGTTTTAGGTCAAACACCATTTTGTTGGTGTGAGCAACGTGATGTGTCATAATCAGGTGGTGAAAGATTCAACAACGGTAGATTCAATATCTTCCGCAAGGGCAAACTTCCTTGCATTAACTACCTCCTGCATAATCAAAGAATCATATTTGTCCAAATAATCATCTCGCCAATTCAAAAGAATGTCGTGAACTTCATTATCATCCTTACCAGTCACTGCAAGAAGTCCGGAATATTCCGACGCCGGGAAGGGCACCCAGAAATCCACAAGATATAGAAACTTTTGAGTCATTTACCTCATTTGCTTAACATAGACACTATAATAGATTTTATCTTCGAAGTCAAGCATCTTGTGCAACTTGAGGAACTGTCCACCTCTTGTGATGTTTTGCCTTTCCGTTTAAGACATTTGTTAGAGATTTTCTTTCCAATCCATACTCTCTACAAAACTCTCTTAAAGTTGTCGTTACAATAACTTCATTACCTTCAGGAGATATTAAATGATATGTTTTTGCAAATAATTCTCTTTTTCTTTTCAACATTTTTTCCTTTGTTTCATTTTTATGTTTTTTATTAAACATACCATTTCTCTCACCAGGAAGACCTTTTCTACTAGTATCCTCACGAAACTTCCTTTCTTGGTTATATCTCTCAATCTCTTCAATAGTTCTTGGAATAAGTTTATGTCCTCTATGATGCAATCTTTTCCCATAAAGAGTTTCGTGAATATGAGCGATATTCAAGTTATTATCTCTACAATATTGAGAAAGATTTTTAATTATTTTTTTTTCTCCATTTGCATTTTCTGCAAGATATTCTTTAGAATAATATTCTGGTGGTTGTCCTCCACCAGGAGATAAATTATATCCATTGTCTACAGTTTTATATTCTGAAATCCAATATATCTCTCTATCATTCAATAAACCAATATCACACTCTTCAACTATTCCCCAAATAAACCCATTTCTACCATATTTTTTTAACGCATTATAAAACTTTCCTTTTCGGTATCCTTTATTAGCATCTACAAAATGATTTGCTATCCTATTACAAATATGTTGTCTTGTTTGCCCAATATATTTCTTTCCAGTAAAAATACAGTGGGCACAGTAAATCTTGCCTTTAGACATAACTGCTTCTTAAATTAGGTGACTTCTTATTTATACAAGAAAAGGAGCATTTCTGCCCCTCTCCTACTCTATAGTGTCACCTAATTAGAGCATCATTATTTATAGTTTAAGTCAATAACACCCTGCAGATGCTACACCAGTTCCAAGAACTGCACCTAATGGAATAGACCAACTCCAAGCACTTTTTTTAGATACAGAGGCAGCAATTCCACCACCAACAAGACCACCAAGAGTAGTTCTTGCAGGAGAACAATATCCTCTCCTATAATACGGTTGTGCTATAGGAGCAGAAACAGGAGATTGATACACATTTCCACCATTTGGACGATAGTATGTTCCAGTTCCACACTGAACATTATATGATTGAGTGTTTACATTCCCCTGAACATAATTACCATATCGGTCATAATATCCAGGAGCATAGTTCTCCTGATAGTTTGTACAAACAGAGTAGATATTAGTTTGCTGTGCTTGAACTGGAATACAAACAGAACAAACTAAAAGTGAGAGAATAATTGGTTTCATCTTTATCTATCAAACTTCTCTAGAAACTCATCAATTTTCCTAATTTTTTCAGTATAATCTGCAATCAAATCTGCGTGGGGGTAGTTGTAATACTCTGGACGTTTCATACAATCAAGCAGATGTTGCTTCACTGCTTTTTGAATATCACATTCATAGAGTATTCCAGTTCGTATTTCACTCATCACCATTCTCCCCGTTGAATCAGAATCTTGCGAATTTCAGTGTAAGCAAACTGCTTGAGTTTAGGGTCATTCGTAGTATCATATGCAGCATAAAGTCTCTTCAGGTAATCATCCTGAGTGTTAACTTTAACTACCTTTGCACTGGTGACACCAATATCACGCAAAGGAGATCCTGCCTTTACCTTTGCTTTTCCAAAATTACCAGAAACCACACCTTGAGTGCGGAGTTTGGGTTTGATTTTAGACAGATTGGAGGTCGTCATCGGGTCTTTGAGTATGTACTCATTATAGGGGTGATCCCACCCCTTTGGGGGGTATAATGTGACACCTTCACAAGTGGCACAAGGCATCAAGAATCAAAGAAAACTTGCATTAACTCCAACTACTTTTGCTGTTGGATTTCTTGCAAGTGCAGTTTCCCGTGCGTCTTTGGGAGAGTTTGCATAAACTTCCTCAGTAAATACTTTTCCACCGACGTAGAGTTGAACTTTGAATTTCATTTGAATTAGGTAGGTTGCTCTTTGTTTTGTGTATAAACGTTATCAAACCAGCGATTTAGAATACCTTCGCAGATTTGATATTCTTTACCATTTAGTGATGCTTTATGCATTTGCCAATAACGGACAGCATTAAAAATCACTTTCATTTCTTCACTGGTTAAATCTTGCTTCATCTTTAGGTCTCATTACCTTAAAATAGTATAGCAGAATGGCTGATACAAGTCCAACCAGTCCCAAATAAATGAGAATTGCTAGAGTAAGACTCATTTAATTACATTACTCGGTGGTTTTTTGATGTTTTCCATTGCTTGCTGACGATAGTATTGTTTATACATCGCATCATCGCGTTTGATTAGAAATGCATTCCATCCAAGAATAGCAATGAACGCAAGAAAGATGTAAGAAGTCGTTTTAGAAGTCATAATCAAACAGCAAGAGCAGAGGAAGGAATCTCAACAACTTCGGGAAGTTTGGTATCGTCAAACTGGTGCATATTATAGCACACCCATTCACCATCACGGAAGATATATGCAAACTCTTCACCATCAGATAGATACTCATTCAGGTTAGCATCAAGGCGAGGAGGATGATCTTCACCACGATAGGAGTAATAGTTGGGTCCATATTCTTGCCTATCACGATCTAGCAAATCATTGCTCCAACGTTCATTAGTCCAACAAGAACTCATATCACCACCATCAATCAGTTCAGATGCAAGTTCTTTGCTATTATAATGAGTTTTCAGGATGCGACCCAACCATTCAGGATAACCATCCCAGTGATGATACACGGAAAGAACAGAACCATCAGAGAGTTCAAGACCGATGCGAGAGCGAGTTCCCATTGGGCGTTTGTTGATTACCTTTGTATTATAGGGCATCCACCAGCGGATCGGTGGGTGTCTTGTGCCAGTTCTCAAAGCGGCACAAAAGTGGAGAATAGGGGAGTCGAA